GTTTCCCAGTCACGATCAGGAGAGGATAATCCGATAGATTTATTCGAGAATGAAGAAAACCATGAACAACATTAAGCCGGTAAATGGACATATTTTGATAAAACCTTTAAAGGAAGATGGTTTTATTGTAAGGGAAAGAGAGCAATATGAAGAGATAGGAGTAGTTATTGATATTTGTTCCACTCTGACTACCTATACGACTACATATACATCAGGAACTGATAGGGTATATCAAATTACAAATACTCCTAAAATAGGTTCAAAAGTATATTTCGATTCTTGGATGGTAGCAAAATATCCTAACGGTAAGGAGGGTTATTTTTATCTTGTAAAATGGAGTGATGTGAGAGCGGTTGAAGAATATGAGCAGCAATGATCACAAATATCAAAATAGTGTTTGTTCATTAGGGCAGTTGCACAATTTCTTACAAGTAAAGGAAACAAAATATGGTGTATTAGAAAGATGTAAAAAGTGTGGAAAACAAATACATTTCAAAAATAACACACCAAATCACATATACTTGTCGTATCATATAAGATCAGCACTACAAATTAATCACCAAATGTATAAAAAAGAGTATGAAAGATAACCTTATCGTAGGACAAGAAGTGAAGGAGAAAATGATGTCAGGTATTGAAAAAGTTGCAAACGCAGTAGGCGCAACAATGGGTACAGGTGGTTCAAACTCAATGATTGAGGCAATTGAGAGTCCGGGCCATCTTATGACAAACGACGGATATTCAATCGCTAACGCTATAAGACTCTCCGATCCTCTCGAGGACATGGGTAAAAAGGTTCTTCTTGAGTCTATAAACCGCGCAAACAAGGCAAGTGGTGATGGTTCATCCACTACGTGTGTTACAACCGCAGCAATAATACGAGAGGGTATGAAGTCAAACAATATCCATACTCCAATGGAGATTAAGAAGTCTCTCGAAGATTGTTTACCTCTCATTGAAGCTGAAATTGAAAGACTTAAAACAGTAGTAGACGTTACAGCCATTGCAAATGTTGCAACAATTTCTTCTGAAGATGAAGAAATAGGTAAAACCATTCAAGAGATTTACGAAAAAATAGGAAAGGACGGTATTATTCATTGGGATATTTCAAAATCAGTTTCAGATAGTTATACAATCGGTTCGGGTATCACGATTGAGGGCGCAGGATTCTGTTCGCCTTATATGGCCGATACGGATGAAAAGACAGGTTTAGCTTTACCTTTCGCTCGCCTTAAAGATGTAAAAATACTGATAACAAAACAAAAAATCATATCCGCTATTGATTTTGAAACACTATTTTCTTCTCTCAATAATCAGGATATTAAAGAGGTTGTCGTGTTCTGTGATGAATATGATGCGACTGTGGTTAATCAACTGGTAATGACAAAGTTCCAGCGTGGATTCAGAGGTATTTTAGTAAAAATGCCAACAATATTTAAAGATGAGTGGTTCATTGACCTTGCTGAAGCGACGGGTGCAACCATAATTGATCCTCAAGCTGGCCTTTATCTTAAAAATGCAAAGATAGAGCATCTTGGCACCGCTTCTCATATAAACATTACTAAATCAGACACATCTATTGATGGTATCAAAGATGTTTCATCTCATGTTGAAAAGTTGCTTGAAACAGGTAACGAAAGCGATGTGTTACGCGCTTCACGCCTGAACACGAAAACAGCTAGGTACTATGTCGGTGCTCATTCTGATAGTGCTCTATCCTACCGAAGATTGAAGGTTGAGGATGCAATATCAGCATCATACCACGCTCTTACGGGAGGAGTGGTGGCCGGTGGCGGTGTATTCCTGCGTGATGTGAGTGAAAAAATGCCTGATACGGTTGGTGGTAGAATTTTAAGAGAAGCGCTAAAAGCACCTTTTAAACAAATACTAAAAAATATTGGTGCATCAAAAATGATAGATCACGTCCTATTTCTTGAGGGTGAGGGTGTTGATACCCGTACACAAGAGGTAGTGAATATGCTAGAAAGAAACATAATTGACCCTGCAAACATTGTCCTTAATGTGTGTAAAAATTCAATAAGCGTTGCGGCAAGTGTATTAACGGCACATAGCGTTGTACTATTACCACGTGAAGAAGTTTCGCAGCGAAACTCACCTAACGTACTCATATGATTCCCTACATTAAATTCTTTTCCAAAGATTCTTTCTGTAAGAAGAGAAAGTTTCTAATAATGCGTAGGGTTATAAAGCTTCCAGCGGGCCAAAAGGCACTATCAAAAGAACTCATGTGCTCGGAATGTTATAATAAGATCCGTGCTATGATAAAGCTATGAAAAACGTCATTTATAGGGGAACATTGACTCTCAATAAGCTTAAAGAGCTTTATGAAGAGTTTTTTCCACAGAAAGGTACTACAAGCCAATATTCACCACATGATAACGATAAAACAATATCAATTACTCAGCAGGAAGATGGTAATTGGATAGGTGAAGCAAAAAAATATGGAAAGGTCGTATCAGTCAGAACAAATGACCCTCAAGGTGCCTTACTGATGCTTTTAACGCATCCCGGAGAGAAATAACACCGTATGGTGAATCGTACAAAACTCACCAAAAAACAGAGAGGATTCGTGAAAGACTACATAGCCACAGAAAATGGTGTTCAATCAGCATTACTGAATTACGATACACAAGATTACGACACCGCAAAAGTAATAGCCGCCGAAAACTTAACGAAACCTTACATCAAGTCAGCAATAGTAAATGCAATAAAAGATGAAGATTTAGCAGAAAAGCACAAAGAATTATTGAATCAGGTAAAGATAGATTATTTAGTTTTTCCAAAATACATGTCAGATGAAGAAATTGTTGATCATGTTGAGGCACAAGGAATCGAAGTATTGAATATACGTGAATCAGATAAAGGAAAGTTGGCGTTTTATGTAGTACCTGATTCTCAAGCGATAGCAAAGGGCCTTGATATGGGATACCGATTGAAAGGAAAGTATGCACCTGAAAAACAACTCAATATTAATGTGGAATTAAAACCAAGCTTAAAGCTACAAGCTTTAGCAGAAAAACTCAATGCTGAACTTTAATGGTGAAACATATTCAGCAGAAGAAGTCGCACAAGCAGCAGAACTGTATCCCTACACGTGGGCCATACAACATGAATTAAAAACATCAAATGGTGTTCCTTTTGAGTTTGAACATAGAAAGTTTATGAAAGACATGTTGAATGACATGTCGCCCCTACAGGTATGGCTTAAACCGCCTCAAATTGGCGCTAGTGAAACGCAAATCATAAAAACGCTCTATGTGGCCAAGAAGAGGCAAAAAGACATTATTTATACACTCCCCACAGCTACTGACAGAGATGATATGGTTGGTTCAAAGGTGAATCGTATAATAGCTCAAAACCCAATACTTCAATCATGGGTAAAGGATCATGACACCGTTGAACAAAAGTCAGTAGGGAATAACATTATTCACTACCGAGGAACTTTCGCAGCGAAACAGGCAATGATGGTATCGTCGGCACTAAACGTCCACGATGAGGTTGACGCATCTGATCCTACTGTCATCACACAATACGAAACACGTCTTCAGGCCATATCTGATGGTTGGAGATGGTATTTTTCTCACCCTTCACTTTCCGGTACAGGAGTAGATGTATATTGGGAACAGAGCGATAAGAAAGAATGGTTTGTTCGATGCCCTCATTGTAATGAAGAGCAAATACTTACATGGCCCAATAACATTGATATGCAACGAGAATGTTATGTGTGTTCACATTGTAAGAAAGATTTACCAAACGAGGCGCGTGAAAATGGGAAGTGGAAACCAACCTCAGGAGGTATATTTAGTGGATACCACGTATCGCAATTGATGTGTACATGGATTTCAGCAAAGAAGATAATACAGGATTTTCATGATCCGCTTAAGGACAGAAAGTACTTCTACAACTATGTACTTGGTCTACCGTATGTAGCTTCAGACGATAGGATTGAACCATCAGTAGTACTCAGAAACTGTGTTGATATTGTGAATCCACAGGAGAGCAGGGTGGTAATTGGTGCGGATACAGGGCATGGAATCCACTATGTGCTAATGAATAAGGAGGGGGCTTTCTACTACGAACACATTACAGAGATAACTGCGTCAAAAGATCCCTATGATGCAATAAGAAGCTTGCTAAAAAGGTTCCCAAAATCTATTGCAATATTTGATCAGGGGGGTGATTTGATCGGGGTGCGTAAGCTACAGGCAGAATATCCGGGTAGATTATTTCTCTGTTTCTACAGAAAAGATAGGAAAAGTCTCGATTTCATAAATTGGGGAGAGGGAGATGAGTTTGGAAAGGTAGTTGTAGATAGAAACCGGATGATGACACTTATGGTTGAACAACTCAGAGATATTGGACGCATTCCTTTTAATGGAACCATTGAAGAATGGAAAGAGTTTGCCTCACATTTTGGAAATATTTACCGAGAAAAGATGTTTGTAAAAGAAACAAAAGATAGAGACAACAAAGAATTATATGGTGTTGATTATGTGTGGAAAAGGAATGGCCCTGACCACTTTTGCCACGCACTCTTGTATGCCGTTGTCGGTATGCAAAAAAATATTGGAGAGAAAGCAATGGTGGTAGGTACTGAGAGTGTCATGGATGGAATCAAGAGGGGGGTAATGGTCGAACCCCAAAGGGAGGCATCCGTTGTTGCCGAATTAAGCCCTGAATACCTTAGAGATTCGCAAGCATTTCTATGACTTTTGATAAAAAGAAATACAATCGTGAGTGGGCGAGAAAAAGGAGGGGTTTTACTGAGGGTGAAGAGTATCGAATAAAAAGATATATAAAAATGGGAAAGTTGATCGTGACTGGGAAAC